CATAACACTGCATTCAAAGGACGAAGGCGTATATATTGTTATTTATTAGATAAGGGGTGAAGAATGGGTTGTATAGAGAAACTACCACACACATGTGGGACAAGTGATGCCCTTCAGGTGTTCGAGGATGGGGAGGGGGGTTTCACAGGTTATTGTTTCGCCTGTAGCACGTATATACCAAACCCATACTCGGATAAAGAGGCAGGATACACACCACCCACTGGGAAGGTTGGCCGAAGTACTGAAGAGATTATGAGAGATGTTCTCGAAATCTCTACAGAGTGGCAATGTATGCCTCTCTCAGGGCGATGGCTCGAAGAGTCTGCCTTGGATTACTTTGGGGTTAAGGTGGCTGTGAGTGAGACTGATGGGGTTACACCATCCCTAGCAGCCCTTCCAATACATCGGGAGGGAAAGCTGGTGAGTTACAAACTGCGTGATCTACAGGAGAAACGTATGTTTAGTCTCGGTAATGGCAAGCAACCTGATATGTTTGGATGGGCGCAAGCTGTAGCCAGTGGTGCCCCTCGTCTTATTATCACAGAGGGGGAGTTTGACGCTGTAGCTGTGTATCAAGCGCTCAAGAGTCAGAGTAAACCCGAATACGCAGCCTTTAATCCAGCAGTGGTGTCTCTTACAAACGGAAGTGGTGGGGCTAAGAACGAAGTTCTCCGTCACTTGGAAGAAATCAAACGTACATTCAGGGATGTGGTGTTAGCTTTTGATATGGACGCAGCAGGGGACAAGGCAGCAGTGGAAGTGTCAAAAGTGTTACCCTCCGCTCTGAGGGCACACTTACCAGCCAAAGATGCTAACGCTTGTCTTGACCCATCACACTACTTAGCTAAGGCATTGAAGAATGCTGTGATGTTCAAGGCGAGTGTTGCTAAGAACAGCAAGCTGGTGTATGGTAGCAGCCTACGAGAGGCCGCACAGCAAGAAGCAAAGTATGGGAACAGCTACCCTTGGCCAGCACTCACAGCCCTCACAAGAGGGGAGAGAAAGGGAGAGGTATGCTACTGGGGTGCAGCTACGAAGATGGGCAAGAGTGAGATATTGAACGCACTGGCTGCTCATAATATCTTGGTGCATGGTCAGAAGGTATTCATGGCCAAGCCTGAAGAAGCGAACGCCAAGACATACAAGCTGTTAGTAGGTAAGGCGGCAGGTAAGATATTCCACGACCCTACAGTGCCCTTCGACCATGAGGCTTTTGAGAAGTATGAACCACTGATTGGTGATAACGTGGCTATGCTTGATCTGTACCAACATTTGTCATGGGACTCTGTAAAGCAGGATATTTTACATGCAGCGGGGGAGGGCTTCACTACTGTGTACCTAGATCCTATTACAAATTTCACTAACCAAGTAAGTGCATCCGAGGCTAATGAGATGTTGATAGCGATAGCGGCAGAGGCAAGTGCAATGGCACATGACCACAAGCTGTCTATACATTTCTTTTGCCACCTGCTGAAGCCACCCTCAAGCAGTAAGCCACATGAAAGAGGAGGTAAGGTGTTGTCTAATCAGTTTAGTGGTAGTAGGGCAATGATGAGGAGCTGTAATTATATGTTCGGTATCGAGGGTAACAAAGACCCTGAGCTATCCGAAGATGAGCGTAACATGAGGCAGATAGTGTTGCTTGAGGACAGGGAGTTTGGGCAGGTGGGCAGTGTACCTTTGTTCTGGGATAAGACGACAGGTTTATTCTCAGAGGTGTAGATAACAACGGGAGGCGGGTGATGAGAGAGTATAAGGCAATTAAGGCAATAGTGTATCCTAACGGGGATAGGTGTTGGTATAGAGAGAACCAATTACACAGAGAAGATGGGGCAGCTCTTGAATATGTTGATGGTGAAAAGCGGTGGTATATAGAGGGTAAGGAGTTATCAGAAGAGGAGTTCAACAAACGTATGAACGACCTTTGGAGTGGTAAGATAGTACAGGTAGATGGTGTTAAGTATAAATTAGTGGAGGTGTGTGATGATAGTAGTTGGGGGACTTAGATAAGTATTATGTTTACCAATCGGTAGAAATATAACACCAACATTAACGACAAGGGGGATAAACCATGATAGTAGTAGGGGACTTACGATGAAGGAGTTACCAAGCTTAGAGTATCTTAACACCCGATTGTCTTTAGATGGAGACACAGGTGTTTTAACATGGAAAGAAAGGGAGGACAAAAAAGCCAGTGTAAGCAGTTGGAACGCCAAGTTTGCAGGGAAGTTTGCAGGAGCTAAACAGCCTAACTCTTCTGGGTATCTATCTATCTGTATAGATAATGAGTCTTATCAGACCTCTCGTATAGTTTACTTCATGGCAAGTGGGGAAGACCCTTATGGTTTTCAAGTAGATCACATAAACCAAGTCAAGGTGGATAACAGACCTTGTAATCTAAGGAAGGTTAATAACAGTGGCAACCAAAGGAACACATCTTTAAGGAAGGATAACACAAGTGGTATAGAGGGGGTGAGTTTCTGTAACACACGTAAAGTTTGGAAGGCAAAACTAGGTGATAAACATCTAGGTTCTTTTAAAGATAAGACGGATGCAGTGTACTTACGGTATTATTCAGAACAAGAGGAGGGGTGGAAAGATGTTGGCACTCTTTGACCTTGAGGCAAATGGCTTGTTAGACCAAGCAACCCGTGTATGGTGCGGGGTATTCCTAGAGGAACGTACAGGTAAGAAGCATGTGTTTGAGGAGCACCAAGTACCTGCGATGTTGAAGTTCATGGATACATGTAGTGTGTTGGTAGCCCATAACGGAATAGGTTATGACTTCCCTCTGCTCAAGAAGTTGTATGGTTATGAGTACAAGGGTGTTGTGGTCGATACACTGCTCATGTCAAGGCTGCAAGACCCTGAGCGTAGGCTACCGTTCACATGCCCCAACAAGAGGGCAGGTCCACACAGTATAGAGGCATGGGGTTGGAGGGTGGGGAGGGGCAAGCCTGAACACAACGACTGGACACAATATAGCGAGGAGATGTTACATCGCTGTGCAGAGGACACAGAGATCTTGAGGCTGGTCTATGCAGCACTGAAGGAGGAAGGAGGTGAGTCATGGCGTGAGGCTCACAAGCTAACACACCAACTGTTCACCATACTGCACGAACAGGAGCAATACGGGTGGCTTGTGGACAGAGGATGGATAGACAAATCTATCAGCATATTAACACATTGGATTGAGAGGATAGACAAAGTGGTGGTTCCTATGCTACCATACGTCCTTGAAATTAACGAGAGCAAGAAGGAGGGAGAATACAACTATGTGCGAAAGCCGTTCTTGAAATCAGGCAAGCCTGCTGTTGTCGTAGAGAACTCAGAGGTTGACCCTGTTCTGGTGGGAGGGCAGTTTAGTCGGGTTAATTTTAGGCGGGTAAATCTTGACAGCAACACCGAAGTGAAAGAGTGGCTGTTAAAAGAGGGGTGGCAGCCTGAGAAGTGGAACTACAAGAATGACAAGAATGGTCACAAGATTAAAGATGATAAAGGCCGTCTAGTCAAGACCAGCCCTGTATTGAACGGAGGAGATCCTTTCAATGGAATACAGGGCAAGGTGGGTAAACTGATCGCTAAACGTGTTCAGTGTAGACACAGACGGAGTAATTTAGAAGGGTGGATCAAGCTCATAAGGGAGGATGGACGGATAAGCCAGAGTATATCAGGGATATGTACGACAGCTAGGCTCAAGCATAGAGGGATCGTGAACGTACCGGGTGGTGATAGCTTCTTTGGTAAGTGGATGAGGAAGGTCTTCATAGCGAAGGAAGGATACAAGATAGTAGGTTGTGACGCTGACAGTTGCCAGCTTAGAATGCTCGCAGGTTGTATGGGGGATGACGAGTACACACAGGCAATTCTTAACGGTGATAAATCTATCGGGACAGATATTCACTCCATTAACCAGAAGAAAGCAGGACTAGCAACACGAGCACAGTCCAAGACGTTTATATACGGCTTCCTTTTTGGAGCTGGTGATGCTAAAATAGGGGAGATTGTGGGAGGCAGTGCAAAGGAGGGCAAAGAGATCAAAGAGAAATTCCTAGCACAGCTTCCTAAGCTAGCCGCTTTACTCGACAGGCTGACTGAAGAGTGGCGAGGCACAGCCAATAAAGGAACTAACGAATGGGGAGGTGTTAATTACTATAACGGGTTTATAACAGGGGTAGACGGTAGGCTGATAGCTGTGAGCAGTGAGCATCAGATATTAGTCTACTTGCTACAGAACATGGAGGCAGTTTTAATGCAACACGCTCAAGTGCTATTGAAGCAACGGCTTGACTCTAAAGGGTGGGTACATGGGAGAGAGTACGGTTTTGTTGCTTCGGTACATGACGAGTTTTCAGCAGAAGTAAAGGAGGATTTAGCAGAGGAGTATAAAACATTGGCAGAGCAATCAATAGAGGAGGCAGCGAAGATACTTAAACTTAAATGCCCACACAAAGGTGAGGGTGAGGTTGGTAACAGTTGGTGGGAGGTTCACTAATGGCTTTATGTATAGAATGTGACTCTGTGTTTGAAAGCCCTCAGTGGAATCAAAAAAGATGCTACACTTGCACAGGAACAACAAGACTAGAGAAGGATTGTAAGTCTTGCGGAGAAACATTTCACCCAAGAACAAACAGGCAAGTTTATTGCAACACCAAGTGCAACAAAGAGGGCTGGCAAGAGCAGTATTTACAAAGAGCTTATGGTATATCTAAGGAGGATTATGATAAAATGTACTTATCACAAAACGGCCTATGTGCTATTTGTGATACACATGGCTTCAGGATGAACGAGAAGGTAAAAAACGGACTTTGTGTAGACCATGACCATGAAACAGGAGAAGTTAGGGGACTTTTGTGTCATAATTGTAATAGAGCGCTTGGTCTGTTACAAGATGACCCTAAGTTGATAGAGAAATCGCTACAATATCTGTCGTATAAACACATTAAGACGAGAGAGGATTAAGATTATGTCACAATATGACCCACAGTATGCAGCAACCGCAAGCACAGACAAATTACATGGTGATGAAATGTACAAAGAGAGTGATATTACAGATTTGCAGGTTGAAGATGAAATTGATCGCATCATTAACGACGAACCAGAGTGTATTAACCCTATCGTTGTTCACAATGCAGTGGTTGAAAACTGGCACCTCCTACCCGAATACGTAAGTGAGATCTCGACGGAATGTTTGACACTAGGGGAGGCAAGGACTATTCTTAGGTTTGCTCAAAGTATCGAAAAAAGTATGAAGGATTCACTCGACAGGGATACTGTCCGTGAAAGTCTGGAGCGTCAGGATTTCTATTGGGAAAGGTAACTCAGAGGAGGTGTGTATGAAATAAGATATTAGACGAAATCAGAAACCAATTAAAATTAATCAGAGAGATATAAATTATGAGCTTAATTGCAGCAAAAAAATCAAACAGTTCCTTCAAACGTCCAGAACCCTTGGCCGTTGGTACATACCCTGCTCGTCTTGTACAAGTGATTGACTTGGGGGTGCAAACCCGCAAACCCTACAAAGGTGTTGATAAACCACCCATCCAGATGATCCGGTGTACCTACGAGTTGGTCACTGAGTTTATGAAGAAAGAGGACGGTACTGACGACACGACGAAGCCTCGTTGGATTAGTGAAGATTTCCCATTCTACCCTCTCAGTGCAGATCGAGCTAAGAGTACGCAAAGATACTTGGCACTCGACCCTTCTCAGCATATGGAGGGTGATTGGGAAAAGCTGCTGGGACAGGCTGTAGCCCTCACTGTTGTCCACAATCCCAAGAAGGATGATCCTTCTATTGTGTATGACAACATAGGCAGCACCTCCCCTATTATGAAGGGTATGGATGTTGCCCCTCTGGTCAACGAGGGTGTTGTGTTCAGTCTCGACAACCCTGATTTAGAGTTGTTCGCCAGCTTTCCTGAGTTCTTGCGGGAGAGAATCAAGGGCAATCTTGAGTACGATGGATCTGCCTTGGCAGCAGCGCTAGGTGATGTAGCAAAAAGTGCAACAGTTGTAGCAAAAGATGCAACACAAGAGACACCTGTTAATCCCTACGGATAAACAACACATGGGACAAGGATGTCCCTTTATCATGAGGTGTATATGAAGGCTTTAATTGATTGCGATGTCCTACTCTATGAGTGTTCAGCAGCAGGTGAGATGGATGAAGAGGTAGCTAGTTTTGATTATGTAAAGGAGGTGTTTGATGGAAAGGTTAGGGATATAGTAGAAGCTGTTGAGGCAGACAGGTATACGCTATACGTTACAGGTAAGGGCAACTTCCGATACGACATAGCAGTGACTAAACCCTACAAGGGGAATAGGAAAACAGAGAAACCATACCATTACGAGAACCTCCGAGCTTACGCTCTATCGCTACCGCAAGCTGTTCTCGTAGAAGGTTACGAAGCAGATGATGCCATGTCTATCGAACAGTGTGATGACACAGTTATCTGTACGAGGGACAAGGATCTCAGGATGGTAGAGGGTTGGCACTACGGATGGGAGACAGGCATACAGGCTGGATTTGCCAAGCAGCAGGTGGACAAGCATGGAGCACTGTCACTCACCGAAGGGAAGAACAAGAAGATCAGGGGTACAGGTATGATGTTTTTCTACAGCCAGCTACTGACAGGTGACACAGTGGATAACATTTTAGGACTCAAAGGGTGTGGCCCTGTCAAGGCATACGATCTACTGCATGAGTGTAAGACAGAAAAGGATCTGTTCAAGGTAGTGAAAGATTCGTATGAAGAAAAGCATGGAGATGAGTGGGATGTTCACATGCTTGAGATGGGGCGGCTCCTTTGGATGGTGAGAGAGTTGGACGAGGAAGGCAAACCTGTGTTATGGGAGATACCTGTTTATGAGTAGAGTACCTAAGACCAGAGGAGGCGGTAGATACACAGAGGCAGGTTATTTTGGATTCATACGAAGTGGGTTGAGACAAAAGAGTATGAAATGGCCTGTTAAATACGATGTACTAAACGCATCGAAGCGTCCTTATAAAGGGACAGATAAGAGGAGGAAGTTTGAATACCAATGTGCAAGCTGTAAGGGCTGGAAGAAAGGGGTAGAGGTGTCTGTTGACCACATCAAGGAGTGCGGTAGCTTGAAGAAATACACTGACCTACCTAGGTTTGTTGAGATACTGTTTTGTGAGGCTGACAACCTACAGGTGTTGTGTAAGACATGCCACGACAAGAAAACACAGGCGGCTAAGAAATGAATGAGAAACTAGAGGGAACACTCAACGATGTATGCAGCGGGATAGTGGTGGTGGTTATAATAACACTTGCTATTTTTATCACAGTGGTAATGTGGTTCCTATACCTTCCGTTCTCGATCCTGCGTGTCGTATCGAAAAAATTATCACCCTTTAAGGAGATACAGAATGAACGCAGATAAATGTACGCACAGTCTCTCAGTCAAACAGTGCAAAGGAGTAAAGCTATGTACGCAAGACATGTCGATCTAAACGAACTAGACGGTAAGAAGAAGCACAGGGTTGGGATCATAGGGGACACACACCTGCCCTACCAGCTTGACGGCTATCTGGAGTTTTGTCAAGAGACTTTCGATGCGTGGGGTGTGGACACTGTTGTCCATATAGGGGATCTTATAGATCACCATGCTCTATCGTTCCATGAGTCAGAACCTATGCTTCAAGGCGCACATGGCGAGGTGGTGGATGCTAGGGAACAGCTACAGCCTTGGTATGAAGCATTCCCTAAACTTTACATGACGGGAGGAAATCACGACTTGATACCTGCAAGACAGCTGAAGAAGATAGGCATGGACGCTGAGGTCTGGATGCGTCCTCTGGAAGATGTTTATGAAATGCCGAAAGGATGGCGTATTGTAGACACCATGAACATAGATGGTGTGTTTTACCATCACGGATGGACTGCGTGTGGTGCTAACGGCTTCCGTAATGACGCTATCAAGCGTATGACGCGAACAGTTAGTGGACACGCTCACGGAAACGCAGGTGTGTCAGCAACTGCATCAGAGCATAGGTTGGTGTGGGGTTTAGCAGTAGGGTGTGGTATTGATGTAGAAAGTATGGCGTTTGCCTATGGCAAGCACTTCTTACAGAAACCAATCATAGCATGTGGTATTGTAATAGACGGCAAGACACCTGTATGTGAAATGATGGATTTAGGAGAAAAATGATATGAGTAATTTGAACGATGTCACCCCTTCAGAATGGGATAGAGTAGCAAGAGCATCAAGTAATCAAGAGGAAGTAAACGGACTGGCAACTGGGAGTCAAGTAGGAGGCGGTCATTACAAGCATCTGGGCATCCAACCACTAGAGCTTACGTATCAGAACTTCGGATACTACGGGGTACGTTCTGCGGTTTACACCAAAGTGAACAAGTACCTCACACGCGACAAGGCCAGTCACGTTGAAGATTTAGAGAAGGCCAAGCATTGTATTGAAATGCAAATAGAGTTTGCGAAGCGTGGGTCAAGTGAAAAACTTTAGAAAGTGGAGACCGGGATATTGTCTGATAACAGAAAGTGAGGATGTTATCCCTATCAAATACTTGCAACTTTATGAGATTGCTCACAGAGGCAACAAGGAGGAAGTACAGAGAATGCAAGCCCTTCAGTTCACAACAAACGAGGTGGACAAGGTGTTGTATAGAGTGATGCTCACAGGTTATTCAAAGAAGTAGTAAAACCAACAAACAGAAGAGAGATTTTTATGAGTAAAAAGATGGGTTTATACCAAGAGTTTGTACATAAATCAAGGTACGCTCGTTATCTTTGGGATGAAGGTAGAAGGGAGTCTTGGAGTGAGACAGTAAACAGATACGTTGACTTCTGGAAAGAGAAGTCAATGCTTAACGACGAGGAGTCCGTCGAGATAGCCAATGCTATAGAAGGTCTCGAAGTTATGCCGAGTATGAGGGCGCTAATGACGGCAGGCCCTGCCCTTAACCGAGACAATATGGCGGGTTTTAATTGCTCTTATGTGGCTGTGGATCATATACGTGCGTTCGATGAGATATTGTATGTCTTAATGTGCGGAACAGGTGTAGGCTTCAGTGTAGAGAGGCAATCAGTAAGTAAACTTCCAGAGGTGAGCGAAAGGTTTGAAGATACAGAATCAGTTATCAATGTTGCAGATAGTAAAAAAGGGTGGGCTAAGGCTTTTAAAGAGCTTATCAGTCTTCTCTATGCAGGACAAGCTCCTCAATGGGATTTGTCAAAAATCAGAGAGAAAGGTGCTCCCCTTAAAGTTTTTGGTGGACGATCTTCTGGCCCTGAGCCTTTGGATAGCCTTTTTAAGTTCACTGTGGGCGTGTTTAAAGGTGCTGTAGGGAGGAAACTAAATAGCCTTGAGTGCCATGACATCGTTTGTAAGATAGCGGAGGTAGTGGTAGTAGGTGGTGTTCGTAGATCTGCTCTCATCTCTCTCTCAAATCTATCAGACGATAGAATGAGAGGGGCAAAACAAGGAAGCTGGTGGGAGACAACAGGACACAGGGCTTTGGCCAACAACTCAGCAGTGTACACAGAGCAGCCTGACTTCGAGGTGTTTCTAAAAGAGATGTTGTCCCTGCATGAGAGTAAGGCAGGGGAGCGTGGTATATTCTCCCGTCTAGCTTCTAAGAAGCAGGCAGAGCGTAACGGGAGAAGGGATAGTGACCACTCGTTCGGCACGAACCCATGCCTCCATCCTGATAGTCTAGTACAAACTGTTCATGGGGAGATGAAGATAAAGGACATCACAGAGCCGACTAAAGTCTATAGCATGGGTCACGATGGTAAGCTATGCATCAGACAAGCCACTGCTTCATGGATTAGCAAAAAGGACGCTAAGACGATCAATATATATATTGCATCTGGAAAAGTTGTGCGCTGCACACCTGACCACAAAATCTATGTTGAGAAGCGTGGCTGGATTGAAGCGCAAGACATCCACATAGGGGATCGTGTAGTTCATTTAGTGCGAAATCGCAGAGGTGCTGCTTATGCTGGTGTAAAATTAACTAGCCAAGACAAAAGAGATTATGTTATGGAGCATCGTATGGTTTTCGAGTCTGAGTATGGCGCTATCCCTGATGGCTACGATATTCACCACAGAGACAACGATACCTACAACAATGACATTGATAACCTTGAGTGTCTCAGTCACGAAGATCATGCAAGGCTAACGGCATTAGAGCAGCCAAATAACCATATGGTCTCAGGCTATCATGGCAAGGGTGGTAACGGTTGGGGTTTTATATCACCAGCGAATACCAAGAGAGGCGCTAAAACTGTCGTTCCTTTACCGGATGAGTTAAAGTCTAACCTGCATCAATATGCTACGGTTGTTAGTATCAGCGAGGGAGAGACTACAGATGTTTATGACCTAACTGTAGAGGATACTCATAACTTCATTGCTGATTTTGTTGTCGTGCATAATTGCTCTGAGATAATACTACGGAGTGCTCAGGTTTGTAATTTGTCGGAAGTGGTGGTTAGGAATACCGATACGCTTGAAAATTTAAAACGTAAGGTGAGGTTGGCTACTATATTAGGCACACTGCAATCCACACTAACTAACTTCGATTATGTACGCGCTGTATGGAAGCGTAACACAGAGGAGGAAAGGTTGTTAGGGGTCTCATTAACTGGTATAATGGATCATCCCGTGCTCTCTAAACCCATAGAGTATGGAGACTTTAATTGGTTTGGTCAGACAGATATAGATTTTGAAGGTTATCCTTGTATATCCCTAGACGATGTACTAGAAGAGCTGAAGCAGGTAGCTGTTGAAACCAACAAGGAGTGGTCTGCTAAGTTAGGTGTTGAACAGAGTACAGCTATCACTTGTGTTAAACCTAGTGGTACTGTCTCTCAGTTGGTGGATAGTGCATCAGGTATACATGCTAGGTTTAGTGACTACTATATACGTAGGGTACGTAATGACATGAAAGACCCTGTGACAGATTTTCTGAAGGAGAGTGGTGTCCCTTGGGAACAGGATGTGACGAACCCTGAGACTGTTGTGTTCAGCTTCCCTATGAAAGCACCTGACGGAGCAGTAACAGTGGACGACCAGACAGCATTGAGCCAATTAGAACTGTGGGAGGTGTATCAAGATAGTTTTTGTGAGCACAAGCCAAGCATTACTGTCTACTATAGTGACGACGAGTTCTTATCCATTGGTCAATGGCTGTGGGACAAGCTGGACAAGTGTAGCGGAGTGAGCCTCCTGCCTCGCTCAGATCATATCTACCAGCAAGCTCCTTACGAAGCCATAGACAAGGATACCTATGAGAAGCTCTGTAAGGTGATGCCGGAGACTTTAGATTGGAGCCTGCTGGATGGTAGGGAGGAAGAGGATAATACAGTAGGGGCGCAGACATTAGCTTGTACTGGCTCTAGTTGCGAACTGTAGGAGGGATTATGGAATGTTATGAGTTTAAGAGTTGGGAGGAGCTGATGACCTTCATGCAGGATAGAGGGCCAATGCGTCAATTTCAAGCGGTGTTTCTCGATAGGGACGAGAACGAGGATCTGGAGAGTGTATGGTCGATTACGGTACAAGGGGGGAGTACGAGTCTTGCTACTCTTCCTCCTCAAGCTGGTTGAACAGGGTTACTTGAAGCTCTAGCTTGATACACTCCAGTGCCCCTATCACATAGGTAGGGTGCACTGCCTCCATAGCATCCACTACAGCTGTCCTTAACGCCTCTTCTAAAACAGTACCCGCTTCATCTGCGTCGGCCTGCTCTTTTCGGTCTAAAAAACTATTATCTACTGACATAAGCTCTCCCATTTTAACCAAGCAAACTCTAATGACAGTCTACTTTATAATCCTCAAGACAGTCTCCTAAAAGACCACCCCTACTTGCGGCATGATTTAGGTTTGTAATCGCTGTCTCGTATGTGTTCATACTCAAGGCTCGTTGTTCTGCTTCCCTGACAGGAAAGTCTATCCCAGATTTTAGAATGGCTATCACTAATGTAAAGTGCAGCAACGCCCATCTCAAATATCGTGAGCGTAAGAACAAACTTGATAATCCTTGCAGCAGTGGATTCATTTTCAACCTTCCTT